ATACTAAGGATGCAGATGTAACCAACACACATGGAAAAGAGAAAAGGTTTAGCACACAAGCTAAAGACTTTAATTTATTATAATCACTAAAATTAATATATGAGTAGTTTAATTAACGTAAGTATTAACTTACAAGACTTGCCAAAAGAAAAGTTTGTGCAAGGAAAGAAGGGAGTTTATTATAATTTTACCTTATCGGTAAATGATGAAACTAACCAATTTGGTCAAAACGTTGCTGTCTTTGATAGCCAAACAAAAGAGGAAAGAGATGCTAAGAAAGACAAAGTCTACATTGGCAATGGAAAGGTTGTTTGGACAGACGGAAGCTGCGTTGCAGTTAAAAGAGAAAAAGGCGAAGCTCAAGAGACTGTAGCTGCATCTAGCAACGATTTACCATTTTAAAAATTGGGAGGGTTAACGCCCTCCCTTTTTTATTATATGACACTAGAAGAAAGAACAATAGACAATTTAGTAATGGAAGCAATCCAAGAGAAATGCATCCTAGATACAACTGAGAAGATAGAATATCCTCCGATAGCTATATCTATGGGAGAGAAAAGATTTACTACTAAAGATGGTATAAAAACATATCCTATTCCTATAGGTACTTATGGTAACTTTAGTTTTGTACAAGCACCACCAAAAACAAAAAAGACTTTCTTTATTTCACTATTAGCCTCTGTATACTTAGCAGGCACAAATAAGTTTGGAGGAGATTTAAAAGGACATAGGGACGATAAGTGTTTGTTACACTTTGATACTGAGCAAGGTAAATGGCATTGTCAAAAAGTATTTAGAAGAGTGCTTGATATGAATGACACAAAAGAAGATGACAACTATCACACATTTACATTAAGAACAATAGGTTACAAAACAAGACTAGAATTTATAGAATATTGGTTAAGAGAAAAGGTAGAACAAAACAAAGCTGGTCTTGTAATTATAGATGGTGTTGCAGATTTAATAAGTGATGTAAACAACCTAGAAGAAAGTAATAATGTGGTACAAAAATTGATGGAATGGACTGCAAAGTTTAACTGCCACATAGTAACCATCATACATTCTAATTATGGCTCTTCTAAACCTACAGGACACTTAGGTAGTTTACTAGAAAAGAAAGCAGAAACACAAATAGAGTTAGAAAAGAATACTGTTCATCATGAACATATAACAGTTAGATGTAGAAGAAGTAGAGGTTTTCCTTTTGAGACATTTAGCTTTAAAGTAAATGAATATGGTTATCCTATAGTAGTTGGAAATCTATATGACCATTTACAAGGTGTAGAAATAAAACACAAAAAATTAGATTTTGATTAAACTGACTTGTCCTTTATATGTTACATTACCTAGAGTAAAAGGAAAGGATAAAAAGATTTCTGTAAACCTAAATACATATAGGAATCTTTATCATTACACAAACAATGAAGTCAAGAAAAAGTATTTAGAAATAATAAAAAAACAATTAGAAGGGGTTATCATAGAAACACCAGTTGAAGTAACTTATAAAGTATATAAAGCAACAAAGAGAAAGTTAGATAAGATGAATGTAATCAGTATAACATCAAAGTATCTAATGGATGCAATTACACAACTAGGTTGTTGGGAAGATGACAATGACGATTTTATAAAAACAGAAACAATAATGCCGACAGAGATAGATAGAGAGAAACCGAGAGTTGAAGTTTTTATAAAGAGTATATGAATGTATTAGAAAAGATTGCTAGGAATCATGATTTGTGGCTGAAGATGGTTCTTAACATGGGGTGTAACCCTAGTATGGCAGAGGACATTGTTCAGCAAATGTATCTGCGAATAGACAGGCTAGTCAAGGAAGGAAAGAATGTAATGTATGATGAAGAGTCTGCGAATAGATTTTATATCTATTTAACATTAAAGTCTATGTATATAGACTATAAGAGAGCAAGAGGAAAGTATACGTTCTTTGAGATTATGGATAATGACGAGGTTGACTCTATGTCTGAATCACCAGCTTATTATGCTGGTATGGACTTAGAAGAACAAGAAGCATTTACAAAGATTTATAATAGAATCCTAGATGAGATAAACACTTGGGATTTCTATAATAAGAATTTGTGTATTGCATATTTTACTACAGGTTTATCATTAGACAAGTTAGTAAAAGAATTAGGTATAGGTCGTTCTAGTATTTATAACACAGTTAAAATACATAGAGAGATTATACAAGATAAGTTCAAAGAAGATGTAGAAGATTTTTATAATAAAGATTACGATAAAATTTAATAAGATGGAAGCACCAAAAGACAAACGTACAAAAGAGTACAAAGAGTGGAAAAAAAGATTTAACAAAGAAAACACTATCGGCTTAGGGGATTTGGTCGAGAAGGTTACTGAAGCTACAGGAATCAAGAAAGCAGTAAAGTTTATTGCTGGTGAGGATTGTGGTTGTGATGAAAGAAAAGAAAAGATGAATGCCATTCCTATATTGAAAAGAAGGAATGTAAACTGTTTAACAGAAGAGGAATACAGTTTTTTATCTGAATGGTTTAATAATAAGTCTAATGTAGTGAAGCAAGCAGACCAGAACAAATTGCTTGTGATATACAACAGAGTTTTCAATCAAAGAAGAGAGAGAACAAGTTGTGGTTCATGTATCAAAACAATGATAGATGAGCTTAAGATTTTGTTTAACCAATACGATTAAGATGAAAGACTTTAGACCAAGACTAAAAGGCAACAAACTAAAAGCATTTCTTAATATAACTAAAAGAGAAAACAGAGTTTTAGTTATAGGAGATTTACACGAACCATTTTGTTTAGATAAATACTTAAAGTTCTGCAAAGACATTTATTCTAAATATACTTGTAACAAGGTAATCTTTATAGGAGATGTAATTGACAATCATTATTCAAGTTATCATGAGACAGATGCAGATGGTTTAGGTGGTGGAGATGAATTAGATATAGCGATAGAAAGAATAGCTAGATGGTATGATGTGTTTCCTAAAGCTCATGTGATTATAGGTAATCACGATAGAATTATAGCAAGGAAAGCACAAACAGGAGGTATACCTAGCAGATGGATAAGAGATTATTCTGATGTATTAAATACTCCTAACTGGAATTTTATAGAAAGATTAGTTGTAGACAATGTACAATATTTACATGGAGAAGGAGGAACAGCCAGAACAAAAGCTAAAGGAGATATGATGTCTACAGTACAAGGACACTTGCATACACAATGTTATACAGAATGGTGTGTAGGTGCAAAGTTTAAAGTATTTGCAACACAGGTTGGTTGTGGTATAGACCATGAGAAGTATGCGTTTGCTTATGCTAAAGCAGGAAAGAAACCAGCAATAGGTTGTGCAGTAGTATTTGGAGGACATACAGTAATTAATGAATTAATGGATTTATGAAACTAAGAGATAAGAAACACACAATAGCTCAAAGGATGGGTAGGATGGAAAAAGTACTTACTCAATTATATTTAACCAATGTAAACTTTGGTGAACGTATAAAGAAAATGGAAGAAATATTATTTAAAGAAGAAACAGATGAGTGATAGTAGAAAAGCATACGAAGAAGAGTTTGGTAATCTACCAACTAATAGTCAAGAAAGAAAAAGGATTCCTATTTATACTGGAGTGATTAAATACTTTCCAGATGCATTAGCAGAATTAGCTAGAGTATCTTTAATAGGGAACGAGCAACATCACCCTAATGAACCATTACATTGGGATAGAGAAAAGAGTACAGATGAGCTAGATGCTTTAGCTAGACATCTAGTAGAAGCTGGTAAGATAGATACAGATGGTGTAAGGCATAGTGCAAAGGTAGCATGGCGTGCTATGGCTAACCTACAGAAAGAATTAGAGAACTCTAACGAAAGAGATGAGCAATGGTATATTGACCAGTACAATAGAAATAGAAGTTAAAAAGTTTGGTAGTTAATTATTTTGTTTATATATTGCAGTTATTAACAATAAATATAATAAAACAATGGAAGAAACAACAGTAATTTACGATTCAGTTACATTAGTATTAAGAGGCAAGTTTGAAGCTGGCTCAACAGGTAACTACTTTGATGCACCAGAACCAAGATACTTTGAGATACACGAAGTGATATGTGGTAAACAAAACATCATAGACATTTTAGATACTGATGTATTGCTAGAGCTAGAAGAATTAGCTGTAGAACAATACTCAGACTTTGTATAACAAAAACAATAATTATGGCAATATCAAATCAAATATTTGAAACTTACAGAAGTCAACAGAGAGTTGTTGAAAGGAATAAAGCAATAGCCTTTTTACGTAAAGAAGGATATACTATCTTTGACCCAGAAGGAAACATATTAAACGACAGAAGAAGAACATCATATAAGTAATTATGACCGTATTGTTTGATGCAGATAGTTTGGTGTGGGCATCTTGCTTTAGAGCAGAAGATGATTTAGAACAAGCAAAGATAGAGTATGATAACTCTTTTGATAATATACTAATAAATCTATATGGTCGTTATGATATTGATACAGTTATTACTTTTAATAATAGTAGTGGAAATTTTAGAAAGCTCTTAGATAAAAGTTATAAAGCAAACAGGAAAGGTAGTGAGCTTCCTTTTATACTGAGGGAGTTACATGACTATGTTACTGAGAAATACAATGGGATAAAAACCTGTGGTGTTGAAACAGATGACTTGGTTGCTAGATACTGGAAACATATATCAGAAGAAGATGGTAGAGATGATGTAATCATCTTAGCATTGGATAAAGATTATATGCAACTACCAGCTTTAATATACAACTATCATTACAATCATCAATGTATGTATGATGTATCAGAAGTAGAAGCATTAAACAATTTCTATACACAAATGATAGTAGGAGACACGATAGACAATGTAAACTATTGTAAAGGTTATGGTAAGAAGTATGCAAAGAAGATATTAAAAGATTGTACAACTCATTATCAGTTTACTAAAAAGGTGTACGAGTTATTTAAAAAAATATATAAACAAAAAGCAAAATTAAAATATATACAATGTTATAATTTACTTAGATTAAGAACAGAATGAGAGACGGAATATCTGATTCTAAGATAGCAGAGTACTTTGCTTTGACTACTTATGAATTAGAGAAAGGAACTAGTGTTGAAGAGATAGAAGATATTTTGAGGGAATACGAAGAAAGAGAAATGTATTTAGAATGTGCAGGCATATATAATGCGTTAGAGGTTTACAAGTTTACTGCTACTGTGGACATAGCTAGGTTTGTTAGCCAAGATAAAATAAAAGATAATATTAAATTTATAGAAGATGATAGAGAAAATAAGAAAGGAAGTTGAACAAGCAACAATGCAAGATTTATCTGTTAAGAGGAGACAGAGAGAATTAGTTTATGCAAGAGCAATATACTTTAAGTTGTGTAAAGAGAAGTCAACTTTAACATTACAACAAATAGCAGACACACTAGGTGTTAATCATGCTACGGTTCTTCATGCAATCAAGAATGTATTTCCAGAGATGATGAATCATGAGCCATTGTATAAAGAGATATATGAAAGCATAAGAGACCAAGAGGATTTAGCATATCTTAAAGAGAACTATAATGCTTTAAGAAAACAATATGATAAGCTATTAAAAATAAAAACATTTGATGAGCATACAGAGCTTGTTGATATTATACGAGAAGTTCCTGAAAGACATATCGAGGTGGCAAAGGTGAGAGTGAAGGCAATGGTAGATATGATTAAGAACTATGCGTAAGATAAAAGTATTAAACCCAGATGCAGTTCAATGGTGTATAGCTAATGATTTTTATATCTATCCTGTTACAAAAGATAATCTTAATTATAATATCGTTGTAGAGAAAGGAAACAAGAAAGCAATCATACAGGAAAAGTATAACAAAAAGTCTGTACAAGAAGGGATTGCAGATGTTTACTTAAAGCTTTACAAAAAACATAATACAAAATAATCGTTATCATTATATGTCAAGAGCTAAAAAGAATAGGTCTACAGAAATAAAGAGAACAGACGGTAGAAAGAACAACAAAAGGCTTGCTCCTAAGCCAATATCCACAATAAAGAAGCTACAACCTGCGAGGCAAAATAAAGCCAAGAGAGAGCGTATCTCTTCTTATGCGACTAGTGCTATGAAAGAAGTGTTTGGAAGCGAGAAAGAGGCGTTTAAACATCTTGCTGAGCTTGCTAAGAAGAACTTTACTCACATGAAACTACTAATGGAGTATGCTTATGGTAAGCCATCAGATAGCATAAATGATTCTACTAAGAATAAAAAAGTACAAGTTCCTGTAATCAATTTCTTTAACAACAAGGAGAGTCAAATAGATGATGACATCATAGATGTAACTCCAGAAGATGAATAGCAATATAAATCTACATAGTAAATACATTCCTTTGTTTCAATCAAAGAGTAGATACTTTGTGATTACTGGAGGTAGAGGTAGTGGTAAGAGTTTTGGAGCTGCTCTGTTTCTACTGAACCTAACCTATGAGCATGGACATAAGATTCTATTTACTAGGTATACTTTAACATCAGCCAACACATCTATTATTCCTGAGTTCATTGAGAAGATTGACTTGATGGATGTACACAGAGATTTTAGGATAACTAAAGATGAGAT